AAAGGTACTATCATCTTTACGTATACTAACTCACAAAAGGAAACAAAACTAAGGCGAGTAGATGTAGAAAAGATTGACGATACTTTTAAAGGTTTCACATTCAGAGGCATTGATAAAGAGGCAGACGATGAACACAGGTGTTTCAGATTAGACAGAGTTGTTAGTTATTACTATGTTGATAATTATAAGAAACCTTATATTATTAGCGTTAAAACTACTGGTTACTGGATAGATGAGTACGAAGTAGAGGCAGAAAGTGAAGAACAAGCTAGAGAAGAATACTTTAATAATGGTGGATATCAATTAAATGATAATCCAATAGGTATCAAAGATTACGAACACGAGATTGAATCTATCAGACCAGACTTTATTGATGAGGATTGGGATTAATATGAACGGTAGAAAAGCTAAACAACTAAGAAGAAAAGGTAGAGAAATCCTGGTAGAGTGGTTACAATCTATTATTCCAGACGAAACTGAGTCCAATAAAATAACTATTAAGAACTTAGAAGAATATTTAACAGAACAAACTCATGTGTTTATGAACAATAGGTTTCTATTGAGTGCTTATTCTTTAAAATGGATTTATAAAAAGGTAAAAAGAAACCCTAGTTTAACTTTAGAACAATTACAGAAAGACGTTAAAATTTAACTATCATCAATAAGAGAGGAACAAACAATGGCATTAGCTTATAAATATAGAATACCTTACAAAACAAATAAAGAAAAAAAAGAGGCAAACTTGTTTTTTAAACTAGAAAAAAAGTTTAGAAATCCGTCATTGCAAAGACGTTTGAGAGCCAACGGTAAAAGAAAACAATATGCTTTAAAAGATGGACTAAGCGCTAGAGGATATGATCAAGACCTACCTTTTGAATACGCTGAAGAATGGAGGCTCTACGTAGAAATAAGGCCGTCAGTCAGAAGAAAAGAAAGAATACTTAAATATACCAGAGAAAAAGAACAAGAAGTAGACACTGCTTATTCTGACTTATCCCAAAAACTTAACGACATAGACAGATCTTATTCCTGGAAACTAAGATAAATGTCTTTAAAGGTGTTAGACCTATTCTCTGGAATAGGAGGTTTCAGTCTTGGATTAGAACGAACAAACGGATTTAAGACTGTTGCCTTTTGTGAGAACGATGTCGATTGCCAAAAGGTTTTACAAAAACACTGGCCTGATATTAGAATTTTTAACGATGTAAATACTTTAACTTATGAAAAAATCAAAAAAGAAGGAATTGAAAAACCAGATGTTATTGTCGGAGGATTTCCTTGTCAAGACATCTCAGATGCAAACCCATACCGAGATAAAACTGGAGGTATCAAAGGAAAAAGAAGTGGTTTGTGGTCAGAGTTTGCAAGGCTTATCGAAGAAGTCAGACCTTCCTGGACAATTATCGAAAATGTGGCCTCCCTTAGAAATAAAGGACTTACAATGGTCTTACAAGATCTCTGGAAGATCGGGTATAATGCGGAATGGCATATTATATCCGCTTGTTCCGTTGGTGCCATTCACAGAAGGGAAAGAGTTTTTGTCGTTGCCTACTCCGACATCAAGGGATTACAAAGACACAGCAAAAGACTGGAGAAATTTAGCAAAGTATGCACACAAATACAGATTAGCTCCATGCGTAGCGCAAAAAGAAAAAAGGAATGGTTACCTATCAATCAACCTAGTGGAATGGATGATGGGGTTCCCAGAAGGGCATACAGACTTAGACAGCTAGGTAATGCTGTTGTTCCAGCTATTCCCGAAATGCTTGGACAATGTATATTAGATATTAAAAAGTAAAAATGTCTTTAAACAAACTAACAATTATGATATAATACGCTTTATAATAATAACTAAATAAAAAAGAGGAAACCCTTATGTTAATAACTCCCTTATATCTGGAATGGTGTAGCATCACAACACCAAATACTAGATTTGAACCACATAAATACACTGTAACAATGGTGTTAAGTGATGAAGATGCTCAACGATTCTTAGCAGAAGGCCGTAAAGTTAATACTAACGAAGATGGCGAACATCGTCTAACAGCTAAACGATCAGTTTCAAGATTTATTAAATCGTATGATGAAGAAGGTAATCCTAAGTTAGACCTTGAAGGCAATGAAATAACTACAGAAAAAGTAAATGACGTACCCTTTCTCCTGGATGCCGATAAGCAACCTATGGATGTTGTTGTAGGTAACGGCTCAAAAGGCGGTGTTCAAGTCAAATCTTATCCTAATAAGTATGGTCTTCAACTTGAACTTCAAGGAGTTATGATAACTGACTTAGTTGAGTACAATCCAGACGAAAATGAAATACAATTTTAACTTAATTTAATATATAGAGGTATAATAAATGGCCGAAGAAAACACACAAGCAGAAATGCAACAACCTTACATCACTATTGATGATGTTCAAATCTCAGTGGATGATCTACCTGATGAAGCTAAAGGAATCTTTGGCAGACTTCAAAGACTCAACCAAAAGAAAGCGAATCTTGTATTAGACTTAGAAGAGTTACAAGCAGGAATCAATTTCTTTTCTAATAGGATTGTAGAAGTTGTTAATAATGAAGGCTCTGAAGGAGAGGTTATTGACATAGAAGAAACTGATTCTTTTCCCCCTGAAGAAGAAGATTAGTTTTATCCTGGTTACTTAGAGTTGCCGATAGTATTTGGTTTATAAAACGATAATCCATCGTTACGATTACTACCAGCTTTGATAACCTTGTAAGGCAAGAAGTGCCTACATTAAACTTCGGTTGGGAGGTAGGTCACAATTCTATAATTTCATTAAGTGGAGCAACTAATGATTACAAATTCTGACAGTAAATTCGTAAAGACACATTTAGATTGTCCGTCTTGCGGGCATAAAAAATGTTTTGGTATTAATACAGACGGCTCTGGATATTGTTTCAGTTGTCATACAAGAATACCTAACTACAAAGAAACGGCAACACCTTTTACAAACTCTATTCCTACTAAAACTACTATCATCAATACTGATTTTGGTGCTTTATCCGACAGAAAAATATCAGAAGAAACTGCAAGAAAGTTTAATGTGACAATGACTCCTTCACTTGACGGAACTATCAACAAACATCACTACGCTTATTACAACGATGAAGGAAACAAGGTAGCTACAAAAACAAGAAATGTTAAGGACAAAACTTTTTCTTGGGAAGGAAACACAACAGAAACTGTTCTTTTCGGACAGCAATTATTCAAAGGCGGTAAGTATCTAACGATTACTGAAGGCGAATGTGACGCTATGGCCGTATATCAACTGTGCGGTGGTTTTCCAGTTGTTTCTATTAAAAATGGTGCAGGTAACGCAGAAAAAGACATAAGAAATAATTTAGAATTTGTAGAGAGTTTTGACAATGTTGTTATTTGTTTTGATAATGACAAAGCGGGTAAACAAGCGGCTCAAAAAGTAGCGAGGCTTTTAAAACCAGGAAAAGCAAAACTAATGATCTTGCCAAAAGGTTTTAAAGATCCTAACGATATGTTAATTAAGAACGAACATAAAAAATTCGTTAATTGTTTTTGGAACGCTAAGAAATATACACCTGCTGGCGTTATAAATGTATACGAAAAAAGAGAGGAGTTTCACAAAAGAGAAAAGATAGATACTGTTCCTTTTGCTTGGGAAGGATTGAACAAAAAAATATATGGTCTTCAACAAAAAACTCTTTTAACATTAACATCTGGTAGTGGTTTAGGAAAAAGTAGTGTCACTAGAGAATTAACGCATCATTTAATCAAACAAACTGAAGATAATGTTGGAATCATTGCCTTAGAAGAAGACTGGCGAAGAACTGTTGATGGTGTTCTATCCATTGAGGCCGACACAAGATTATACATAGACCATATAAGAGAAAAGATTTCTAAAGAAGAAATAGATTCTTATTTTGACATCTTAACAGATAAAGAAGGGAACAGTAGGCTGTGGATTCATTCTCACTTTGGAACAAATGACATCGAAGAGATCTTTTCAAAACTTAGATTTATGATTATAGGTTGTAATTGTAAGTGGGTTATTGTAGATCATCTTCATATGTTAGTATGTTCGACAACAGAAGGAGATGAAAGAAGAACTATTGACGCTATCATGACACGCTTACGAAGTATTGTAGAAGAAACAGGTGCAGGTCTTATCCTGGTATCCCATCTAAGAAGGATAGATGGTAACAAAGGACATGAAAACGGTATGCAAGTTAATCTAAGCCATTTAAGAGGTAGTCAATCTATAGCACAACTTAGTGATACTGTAATAGCTTTAGAAAGAAACCAACAAGCAGACGATCCAGACGAGGCCAATACTACAACTGTTCGCGTTCTCAAGTCAAGATACACTGGAGATGTCGGCTACGCTACGAGCCTTACTTACGACAAAAATACTGGAAGATTACATGAAGTACAAAGAGAACCTTTTGAAAAAGAAAGCAAGGGAGATTTAAAATGGAATTAGTCTTCGATATAGAAACAGATGACATCAAAGCTACAAAAGTTTGGTGTATTGTCGCTCAAGATTCTGGCTCTGGTCAGATTTATAAATTTGCTCCTCACCAACTGGAGTCAGGTCTTGAGTTACTTAAAAAAGCAGACACATTAGTAGGTCACAACATAATAGGTTTCGATATTCCAGTATTACATAAGTTGTTAGGTGTTGACTTATCAAACAAAACAATTGTTGACACTCTGGCTTTATCTAGGTTATTTAATCCTAGTAGAGAAGGAGGCCATAGTTTAGGGATGTGGGGATACCGTTTGAAATACCACAAAATAGATTTTACAGAATACGAAGAATACTCCAAAGAAATGTTAGAGTATTGTGTTCGTGATGTTCAGTTAAATACGTTGGTGTATGAAAAATTAAAAGAAGAATCCAAAGGTTTTTCAAAAGAAAGTGTAAAGATTGAACAAGAAGTTTCAAAAATTTTAAAACAGCAAGAAGAAAATGGTTTTTTATTTAACACTTATAAAGCAACAATGCTATCTGCTGACCTGCGAGAGAAAATGCAAAATGCAGAAAGCGAAGTCCATAAAGTTTTTAAACCTAGACTTGTAAATGTGCGCGAAGTTAATCCTTACATAAAGAAAGACGGAACATTATCCAAAAGAGGATTAACAGACGAAGAATACGATAAAGTCCTTACTGAAATAGTTTTAAGAGAACCTGAACAAGACGAGAACGGAGAGTGGGTTACATCTAAACCAGAACCGTTTATGAGAAAGAAATTACAAGACTTTAACTTAGGCTCACGGAAACAAATAGGAGAATACTTACAAGACTTTGGATGGAAACCACAGGATTTTACACCTACTGGTCAACCTATTGTTGACGAAAGAAGACTAAGCAAAATAACTAATATCCCTGAAGTAAAACTGATCGCTGATTATTTATTACTTCAAAAAAGAATAGCTCTTATTGACTCCTGGATAGCAGCCGTTGAAGACGATGATCGAATACATGGCTTTGTCATATGCACTGGAGCAATAACGGGTAGGATGTCAGCAAGGAGTCCAAACACACAACAAATACCCAGCGTAAAAAGTCTTTACGGAAAAGAATGTAGGTCTTGTTGGATTGTTCCTGAAGGTTATAAATTAGTAGGCGTTGACGCTTCAGGATTAGAATTAAGAATGCTTGCACATTATATGAAAGACGAGGAATTTACAAATGAAATTATCAACGGAGACATACATAGCCGTAATCAACAAACTGCAGGCCTTAAATCAAGAGATCAGAGCAAAACTTTCATCTATGCACTCTTGTACGGAGCAGGAAATAAAAAAATTGGACAAGTGGTTGGAGGAAACGCAAAAGACGGAGCAAGACTTAAAGAACGTTTCTTTGCTAATAACCCTGCATTTAGAAGACTTCGAGAGAGAGTATCAAAAGCATCGACAAAAGGTTACCTCAAAGGATTAGACGGAAGGAAGATTTACATACGACATCCTCATGCTTCTTTAAATAGTTTGCTACAAGGTGCAGGTGCTGTTGTAATGAAAAAGGCTCTTATGTTGTTGAACGATAAAGCAACAAAAGAAAAGTTAGATTTTAAATTTGTTGCTAATGTTCACGATGAGTGGCAAGTAGAAGTCGTTGAAAAAGATGTAGAGAATTTTGGATCTCTTGCAGTCCAAGCTATTAAAGATGCAGGAGAATATTTTAACATGGAGTGTCCTTTGGATGCTAAATATAAAGCAGGAGATAATTGGAGTGAAACACACTAATAAATTTTGTACTGGATGTAATCAAGACAAACTTATCGAAAATTATTACAGAAATAAAGGTCAGAAAGATGGTCTTGATAGTCTTTGTAAAGATTGTAGAAATATTTATAATACTGAGAATAATCCTAAATACAATCCTAAAAATAATCCTGAACGTATGTATGTTAATGGTAAATATGTATCTAAGACGCATCCATTATATAAAGCAGGAAGGTTCAAAACTTTTGAAGGCGCGGCTTTCTCAGCTTTAAAAGGATATGAAAAAACTCCAGAAGGT